AGAGCAATCGTGCAACAAAAGAAAGAAGATGAATATTCAGACAATTAACAGCTTCCTAGACAACATAGGGGAAACAACTGTTTATTTAAAGAATATAAAAGATGAGCTGATGTTGATGTCAAATGTGATTCATTCTAATTTCCCCAATGGGCAAGACACCATTGAAACAGGGCTCAATGCTGTAATGTCAATGAATTATGCTTTGGACAAAATAGAAAACATGAAAGTTAACTATCATCAAAGCTCTTCCTCTATAGATCAAAAAGAGATGGAATCCGAAATATTCCTTTTCTTAGACAAATATAAAGAATTAGAGTTGATGAGGCATGATTTGTTTGGGGTTATGGCAAGCCGATTCCTACACAATGTTCCCAAGCACAGGAATGATGTTTTCTTGAAAGAATGTCTTCTGGCTTATATTGATTACTGCAGTACTTCAACAGCAATATTGAACCATATAGATGACAAGGAGGAGCTTTTGTCAAAGCTTGTTTTCCAGCATCTGACTCCAGACAATTATGTTATTTACAAAGAATCAGCAGGTCAGAAAGCCTGTTTGATGGTGTATGATTGGAAAGTCTCAGTGGACACCATGTCAGAAGTTAAGACATCAGAGAACTACTATTCCAGCATATGGAGAACTTTCAAAGATGTGACCATAGAGGGAGAACCATTCTTAGAAAGGCACCCCATATTTGTCACTATTGTTATTTTGAATCCAGTTGGTCAGATGTCAGTCACTGCAACCACATGCAGAGTCATTCAAGAGATGAGGAATTCACCTTATAAAACATACAATGAAAGAAGAATTTCGGCTGTACAAAGTAAAATAATCTCTGTAAACAGCTTACGACAAATGACAGGTCCCGGTGCAGAATGTTTCCAGAGGTTTTATTCTGAAACCCAAGCATTTAAAAACTCTTTATTATCAAAGGTTGGTGAATATATGAATAGAACAAATGAAGTTTTTTTCAGTCACTGGTCCTGTGAGTACAAAAAAACTAATTTATCTCAAAATCAAATGAGTGGAGATATTGTAGATATCATTAATTCTTTACCCAATGACAAAGTATGTAAAGAACTTATGGTTCATTTTCTTTTCGGCAATTACGTTTATTACAAAAATACCATGAGTGATATACATCTAAAGGACAGATTTGAAGGATATAAAAGTTCCTGTGAAATGATGGGGGTAGATCCAGCTGGGAATGAGCAAGAATTGAAGGAATATCTAGAAGAAAATGAGGGGATTTTTGATGAGTTATATTCTGACCATTTGGCCAGGATCAAGGAAGATGTGAAAAAGAAGAAGAATGCAGAAATCGAGATAAAAAGTATTGAAGAGGCTTTTAATATTAATGCTGAAGAATACCAAAAGGAGTATCCTGGTTGTTTCACAAACGATCTGCAGGAGACTAAAACAAATTTTTCTGTGTGCTGGTCTCCGATGATGGAAAGGATAAAAATGGAAAACATGAATTACAATAACTCTGTAGTGCAAGTTTTTAGGGAAAGTTTTGAAGAAGATAAGGTTTTAATTTTTAATAAACCTTATGGCGGATCTAGAGCAGATTTTTCATTTGGGAATGCTTTATATAGATTGGTAAGAGCCTGCCTAACAGAAATGAGCTGTGACACCACTGGACAGCAAAAAGTAAAATTAGAAGATGTTGTGGACATCAAAGATGGTAGCATCCAGATAGAGAGGACAGAAAAATCTAAAGCATGGGTTGAAATAGATAACATCAAAACAAGGAATGGTAATGAATTCACCATGTCTAGCAAAGCAAGCTCAGAAACAAGGAAAGACTTCTTCAAAGGGCTTAGTTTGATGAATATAGACATGGGAAAAAAGAAAAAATCTGAAGCCAGAGATGAATTGAAGAGTAAAATTCAAGAAGCTGTTGTCTTGCAAAATGAAGCAGATTTCAAGGATGGTGAATATGATACTTCTAAGCAAAACATTCCTGTAAACATATCATTAAAGAAAATAACACACAACAAAAAACTTATACGCCACGATAATCCAGATGTTGAATATTACTGTAAATCCATGATTGAATCAATGTATGTTCTCCACGGGTTAGACATAAGAAAAGGAACAGAAAGCAAAATAGGTCTAGTCTATGATGAATACTCATCTCAGCCTAAAACTTTATTTTCTAAAGGCAATTTAATAGAATCAGAGATGAATATTTGTAAAAATATGCATAAGACTTGCAATGAGCTGGCTGTTTATACATATAGTGAAGACATGATGCAGATGGCTAAAGGCTTAATGGTTGCTGATAGGTTTATGAAAAAGACAGATTTTAAAATATTAACATGCGCCAATACAAGCATGATATGTTTGGCCTTCAAAGGTGATGGATTGAATACAGGAAAATCAGGAGTCCCTTATATTACCATCCACAGAGTCGAGGAAGATGCTCAACCTTATTTCTCTTCTTTGTACACAAAAGAGTTGATAGTCTCTTTCAAGTCTGGTAATAGTTACATTAATATTATGAGACCACAAAGGCTGAACCAGGTTCGTCTGTTGAGTTTGTTTAAGTCACCTAGCAAAGTTCCTATCATATTCTCACAGTATTCGCTGCTTAGCTCAGAGATCAAAAAATGGCTTAACCAGCCTGAGATAGATGTGTTTACATGCCCAGAGAACAAAATCTGTTATCTCCAAAAGATTCTGTTCTCATCAGTTATTATAGGGACTGTGACAAAGTTGAGCAGGATGGGGATATTTGATTTCATGAGATATGCAGGCTTTTTACCTTTATCAGATTACTCTAACATAAAGGAATATATTGCTGAGAAATTTGATCCAGATATAACCAATGTTATAGATTGTTTTTTTGTTTCAGGCATAAAAAACTTGCTTCTAAAAATGGAAGGCATTAATTTAAGCAATAGCATAAAACCTCTGACTATAGACCAAGAAAACGATATGTCAGGAGGTATCAATGATCTAGACATAGTATGTCCTATAACTGGATCAACTTTAAAGACTATTGAATGTTTGTACAACAATGTATACCTTGCTATATACATGATGCCCAAATCGTTGCACACACACATACATAACTTAACCACATTGTTGAATGTTCCTGCAGAATGGGAAATGAAATTCCGAGAAAAAATGGGTTTCAAATTAGATGAAGAAATTAAACCTAAGAAGGAAATGTTCAATAATTCTGGTCAATTTTCTATAGATGGAGCACTCAACGTGAAAACATTGTTCGATTATTACAGAAAGACAATAGACAATGTTGGTTTGTGCAGATCTAATATTGAGGATAAAGAAGACTTCTTATCTGCACCTTACAAAATAAAAACCTTGACCTCTTCCAAAAAATGTTCTAAGTCAGATATAATAAAGAACTCTGAAATAGTTCAATCTTTGAAAGATTGCTTTGGAAAGGAACCAGAGAACATTAAAGGAACTGAACTCTATATCCTGAAAGGTGTGTTAAAGTGCCATGAAGAAGACAATGAATCACTTGTCCAATTTTTAGAAATAGAAAATCTAGATGTTAGAAAATATTCACACTTTTTCGATTTGATGATGTCGGGAGACAATAAAATGTTGATGAAAACTAATCAAGAGAAATTCTATTATAATAGCCACCCTCTGACTGTTGAGACATTTATGAAGATAAGATATGGAGTTCACAAAACAACTACTGTGCTTAAATCTAAAAAAGTGAGTGAAGAGCTGTATGATTTAATTAAAGAGTTCAACAAGATAACTGAGATGGATCTGGAAGCATTAGAAAAAATGGGCAGAGGTTTAAATGGAAATAGGGTGTCTTTCATACAACTGTTGGAATTCGTATTGATGAAATCTCGAACAAATGCCGGTAACACAGATTTTCTTGTTTCTGTGTTCGAAAAAATGCAAAGAACCAAAATGGATAGAGAGATCTATTTAATGAGTATGAAAACCAAAATGATGCTATATTTTATAGAGCACACTTACAAACACATAGCTCAATCTGACCCGTCTGAGGCAATTTCTATATCTGGGGATTACAAAATCAAAAATTTAGCTTCACTGTCCTATGATACAATAACAAATTACAATAATGCATTAAAGAAAGGCTTGGAATGCAAGATGGCATTTTTGTCAGCAGATCAATCTAAATGGTCTGCTTCAGATCTAACATATAAATATGTACTAGCTGTGATCATGAACCCTATATTGACAACAGGAGAAATTAACATGATGTGTGAATGCATATTGATGTATGTAAAGCTTAAAAGGGTTTGTATCCCTAGTGATGTTTTCTTGAATCTGAAAAGAGGGCAGACAGAATATGGTTCATACGGAACTCCCATGTCTATGCTGACTGACAATTTAGAAACCAACACTTTTCCCGTTTCGATGAACTGGCTCCAAGGGAATCTTAATTATTTGTCATCAGTTTATCATTCTTGTGCCATGATGGGATATGAAAAAGCAATGAAGAAGATGAAAGATTTTGATTTCACCATAAGATGGATGGTGCATTCTGATGATAATGCTACATCTATGGTTGTCAGAGGAGATATAAAAACTTTGTTGAAAGAATTCAACAGCTCCAGTCTGTCAGAATTGGTTTTTAGAAGCATTCAATCACATTTCAAAAGCTATTGTATAACATTGAACCCTAAAAAAAGCTATGCATCAGAATCTGAAGTTGAGTTTATATCTGAAAGAATTATAAATGGTGCAGTAATCCCTCTCTATTGCAGACATCTAGCAAACTGCAGCACAGAGAGTTCACATAACAGCTACTTTGATGATTTAATGTCACTATCAATACATATAACTATGTTGCTTCGTAAAGGTTGCCCTAATGAGCTTATCCCCTTTGCTTACTCTGCAATCCAGATACAGTCATTAAGCATTTATTCTATGCTACCAGGAGAGGAAAATGATATCATGACAATTGCTAAAAATAGTGGATTGCCTTTGCAGAAGAAAGAAATACCGACATGTGCTGGTGGTTGGATGAGTGCACCTGTAGAAATGATATCTATCCTCGGACCATCAGTCAATGACCAAATCATCTACTACAAGATATTATTGGATTTTTTCCAAGTCAAAAACTTCAACTCTTTCAAAAAGAATGTGAATTCTCTCGGTTATGTGAACCTGAGGGTAAATGAACTATTTAAAAGGATTCAAAGAAACAGCCTGACACAGGAAGATAAAAAGATGATATGTATGGTCAATCTATTTAAAACTAGTTTGATGTCAGAAGATAGTGATAGCCTAAGCATAGGGATGAAGTTTCAGACAATGATTACACAAATAATAAAGTTACCTAGTTTTGTCAGCGAAGGCTCTTTGATGAAGAACTCTAGCTTCAGAGATTTTTGTAAATTGTTTCCCAACCTAAAGAAAAATTCTGATATCCTTGGGGCCCTAAAAAGTGAAGTCATTGATGAGATGGATATTAATGACATAGACGACAGCAAACTTTTGTCTCAAGTTCAGTTAGAGGAATTAAATAGGCATATGGCTAGTCATCCTGAGGCATTTCTAATAGCTCCCATGAATGACAAAGATTATATACTAACTAACCTCTACGCTTACAGTAGTGTGAGCAAAAGAAATCAAATGTCAAACCAATCCACTGAAAAACTGGCATTGGACAGAATACTCAGATCTAAAGCAAAAACTTTTTTAGATCCTGAATCAAAAGAAATGTTAACATATAAAGAGAACATGCACAACAAAATGGTGCAAATACAAGAAACTCAGGGGAATGACTTCAAAATAATTAAAACTGTAGCAGATCTCATGGTTAGGGATATGAATTTTGAAATGGTGGTTTCTCTTGTGGAGAACATAGTCCCTAATGCCTCTATACCGAAAGCAAATTACAATTTCAGGTGGTTTATAACAGAGAAAGTGCCAAGCATAATAGAAGGTTCACCTGGTCTGATTGTAATGTCTGCTGTATATGGTTTAGATTACCTAACAGAGCTGGGATTAAAAAAGCTGCCGCTAACTGAGAACTCCATATCAGTGCTCCATGACATATTTGGCAGTAGGAAGACTTTTGATGATGTTAAAAACCACATCTGCAGAGAAGGAAAAGAAATAAAAACAGAAGAATTCCAAAGTGCTACCAGTTTGAGAAAATATATTTTATCTATCAACTACATGATACAGTCACAGAATAAGCTGTTGTCTATAAACACATGCTTTAGCAGAAAGAACTTCCCTTTTTATTCAAAGTACAATCTAGGAAGAACATTTATAACCAACACTTTAGCAATTTGGAGCACAATTTACAGCAGATTGACAAACATTAACTTTTATACTAATCTCAATTTTGTAATAGACAGAAGTTCTAGATTGATAGTGTCACTCCAGAGAGACATGAATTTAGAAAAACTAATAGATTGCTGTGCTTATATTTCTGATCGCATGCAAAGTTTATTTCCTGACATTCAGATCGAATCTATAAAAGAAATTTTAAACAGATTGAATTTCAATGGTGTTGGTTTAATGAGAAAGTTAAATTCTGAGTTGACGGAGGTTAAGAGGGCTATGAACAATGTTAGAACTGCATGCCATGTCACGGTCTCATTCAGACCTCAGATAATGGCTATGAGTAAACATGCAGCCTGGCTTTATAATTTTGGGTACATCAACGAGTTTGAATTCAAATTTGTAATTGACAAAGTCAGACAAAATGAGGTGCATTACATTAAGACGGATGAACAAGATGTCAGAGGATATTACGTGTCTGGTCATTCATACAAAATTGGTATTAAAACATTGCATAATTATGCCCAACTGAGCATGACAGATCAAGAGATAGCAGTTCAGCTGCACTCATGTTACTCTTTTCAAAACCCAGATGACAACAGAATCTGGGAAGCTCATACAAAATCGATATACAAACTGCTCCAAAAATTACTTCATGACAAACAGAGTGTTCTCAAATCATTTTTGAACATAAGAACTGAATTACTTCCCAATGAGTTTTGCATACATGAGAGCTCCAATAAAACTCTTTTGATATTGATCAATGACACAAACCATCCAATGAGTTTGGAAAGAATAAAGTTTAAAGGGAAAATCAAGTACATACCTGGTTCCGAATTCACTTGGGATTTAATGGATAACCAATCTAAATACAAATTAAGACAAGCCGAAGTGGGTGAATGTTACACAGAATTGTATAAATCTGTCGATGACAGTGGTGATTTGATGAAAAGAATCTTGTCTAATCTCAAAGAAAGCTTAGAACATGGTGAAGAAATGAACAATGTAATTAAGGAATCTTTGAAAAACATCGATGATGAAGACTCTATAGATTTAATAAAAGATTCAATAGAACAGATACATGAGATAGCTTACAAAGGTTTGGAAAGGTGCTCCACAGCAGAAGAATTTGAAAACTATTTAAAAGAAGAGGGTTTCCAGGAAATTGTCGATTTCCATAAAACGCTGTTGGAAGATGCTATTGATGAAAAGCATTCTGCAGGGAAGATCATAGATTCTGCTGCTTTCAGGCTCACTAGATGGACAAACAGCTTATCAGCATTTAAAGATGTTTGCACTATGCTCAAATTTTCAATGGTTAATGATTCTAAAAGTATAAGAACATACAGAGCTAATGGAGCAGACTTCCATTCTCTATCTGCCAGTGAGGTCATGACATCGCAAGGTTTCGATTTGTTTGAATTGCTGAAGCTAGTGAAGGCATGTGAAGCTTGCCATGCTAGTAACTCAGTACTAAATTTGATCTCGTTCAAAGATATAAAAAACAAAAAATACATACCTCTGTTCAAAAAGATGCTGCCTAATAGTGTCCATTTTGATTATGAAATGAAACTAAATAATGAGATCATGAACAAATTTTATGAATACAAGACAATATCTTTACAAGATATAAACATCTCTGATCGTGTGAAAAATGTTTTGTCTGATCATGGCTTCAGTATAACAGGTCAAACTTTAAAACTAGAAGAAATTGATTTGGAAATGAATCACGTAGATATAATAGATGATTCCAGCACATACGATCAGATTGCCAAACAAATGAGGATAACAAAAAAGAAAAGTGCATATCTTATACCTGCAAATACCCTTCTCCTGGGGGAGCTCATGAAGTTTTTGATGATATGTGTCAACGGCGAAGAGCATGATATAATGAAAATGCTCAGAAGCCATTTTGCAATGAGACCAGCAAGAGAAAATAGATTGATCAGCCTACAAGATGCCATTATGACATGTAGAATCAGCGGTAGTATACAGAGGCATTTCTTGAATAACAAAAAAGAAAACATCTTACTTGGTGTTTCTGACAGTTTGGAGAATTTCATCAGTTTGGCAACGCCAAGTTACAAGTTTGAAGAACCCTTCAAACCTGAACCTTTAGTGGAGAAAGCATTAACAGCAACTTATGATTCAGCAAAATACAAAATCTTGAAAGAGATAAGAAAATACATGGTAGCTGATGTTGAATTCTTAACGGAAAAGTGTTTGTATTCCAATTTCACTAATGAAGAAATCAGTGATTTAATATTCAACGCGGTAAGCAAAATAGACATTGAGTTAAGCAATCTGAAACCAAAAAAGAGGAAGAAAAAGAATGAGATGTATAATGTTTTCAATGATTTTATCCAAGAAAGTCAGACTGTACCAGACAATAATACTAAAGCAGAAAGTTCCAGGCAAGAGTAAAAGACATTTGATTATTGGAGATGGCAAAAATATAATTAAAAGCACGGGAGTCTTCATAATAGTACAGATAGATAGCTGAGGGTAGACATTAAGAGTAGAATGATTGATAAAAGGTTAAAGAAACCTACACATGGTCCATTGGCTATAAATAGTATTTCTTTGTTTCATTATTTGAAAATCTAGCATAGCTAGGAATATTATAATTTGTTGCTTGATTGCTCT